GGTGAGTATGATATTAGAAATGAATTTGATACAGGAACTTCTTTAGAATTTGCATTAAAAGCATTTTTCTTTAATCATCGTGATGAAGTTTTTGCAACAGAACAAAGTAATCTTGGTATAACGCTTAACAAAGGTTTTGGCTCTGATCCAGGAATAGATTGGTTAGCTGGTGCTACTGTTAGCATTGGAGATTACATTAATTTTGGTGGTCGAAGATATCTAGTTTCTTCTAATGGAATTTTAGGTTCTTCTTCTCCAGTACACACATCTGGATCAGCTTCTAATGGCTCTGCAATATTAGATTTTGTTGGATACTCTAATGTAGATAAAGTTGTTCCATTAGAAACGCATACATATAATTTTAATAAATTAGTTGATGAAACGACCAGAAATTTAGATTATGTTCAAGATCCACAATCAGTTATAATAGTTGATTCAGATGGATTGTTGAATTATTCAATTAGAACTATACCAAACTATACAGTTGGTAAAACACTTGGTTCTAATCTATTATATACATTAGTTTATGATACAAATATAACAATACCAAGCGATTCGATACAACCATTTAGCATATCTAAAGCATTAGATGATGCTCCAGTACTTTCTGAATCTATAGATACAAAAGATTCAACTAAAGCACTAGATGATAGTCAATCAATAAATGATACAACTGGGGAAGATTCATCGAGAACTGTCCCATATATTGCGCTAAATATGTATATTACTGGTTCGCATGTCGCTACACCAACTGATAGTGGAGGAAATTACTGGTTCAATCCATATACAGATCCCTATCCAGTATCAAATTCATATTTTTCGAACGATAGCGGAAATTACACAGAAGGCGAAAGTGCCTTTACAGGATAATTAATAAAGGAGACTCCTATGAACATAAAAGAAAATTTAAAAGCAACTGGTCGTTTAACTATTACAGTTTTTGACAGAGATGGAAATTTAAAAGAAACTAAGACAGTTCCAAACTTAGTTGTTACTGTTGGTAAAAATTATATTGCAAGTCGTATGGCTGGTACAGCATCCACTGTAATGAGTCACATGGCTATTGGTGCTGGCGTAGTTAGTCCAGCTGCAGGAGACACTACACTAGGTTCTGAACTTGGTCGTGCATCTTTAACATCATTTACAGCATCTACAAATACAGTTACAGCGACCGCTACATTTAATGCGGGTACTGGTACTGGCGCTGTTACAGAAGCTGGTATTTTAAATGCTTCTTCTGGAGGAACCCTGCTTTGCCGTACTACTTTTCCAGTAGTCAATAAAGCTGCAGGTGACTCTATTGCTATTACTTGGGTTGTTACAGTAAGTTAATTAAAAGAAAACAAAATGCCAATTACATCTTCTTTAATGAAGTCCACTCTGCACAATTCTATTGCAGATGGTATATATAATGAAATAATCACAAAGTCTTCAAGATATTATTATTTCTTGGGAAGAACATTGGCATGGGAAAATGATTTAACCCCACCTGCACCAGTTGACAGTCATGCTTATGAGTTTAATACTCGTAATGAAATTATAACGATGAAACAAATTAATGAAACAGATGTTTCTTATGTAGTTCCACGATATAACTGGATAAGTGGAACTGTTTATGATCAATATGATGACCAATATTCAACTGAAGTGCAGGGTATTAATTTATTCAATGGTGGTTATGGCTATGGCTCTGCTCCAAATGTATATGTAGGATCCTATGGTGCTAAAAACTGGGCATCAAATACTGCATATGTTTATGGAGATATGATTATTACAGCAGCTTCTAAAGTTTATGTTGTGACGGATCCAGGAACAAGTGGCGCTACTGCTCCAATATTTACAACTGGTACTGCTTTAAATGGTACAGTGACTTTACGTTACATTAGCCATCATGATCAAAATGGAAGTGGTGCCACTGCTGAAGCAACAGTTTTAGATGGCGCTGTTGTCGATATAACACTTACTCGCAAAGGTATTGGTTATACAGGTAATCCAACAGTTACTATTATCGGTGGTGGAGGTAATGGTGCAGATGCTCAAGGTGTTGTAATTGTTTCTCCATCACTTAAACAAAGATTAGAAGATTGTAATTTTTACGTAGTTACTGATGAATTTAATGTTTATCAATGCATTGATAATTATAGTGGAGCATTTTCTACAATTAAACCTACTGGAACATCTTCAGATTTTTTAAAGACTTCTGATAATTATATTTGGAAATTTCTTTACAGTATTCCAATTGCTTTAAGAAATAAATTTTTAACAGATGCGTATATGCCTGTTATTACTGCTTTAAGAAATCAATTCTATTCAGCTGGTGTATTAAATACTATTAAGATCGATCAGGCTGGATCTGGTTATACATCAGGAAACATACTCGTTCAGGGTGATGGAACTGCAACATCTGAACCCAAATATATTACTTCATATTCAAGAGTTTCAGGTGGATCTGGTTATACGACTGTAACGCTTACAGTTGATCCTCCATTTGATGGTGTTTCACCATGGTTACCTTCGCAGTTAGTTTTGATTGGCCAAAAATTATCTTACCAAAATAATATCTATAAAGTTGCAGTTTCAGGAACTACTTATACGATTGGACCGATTCATCGAAAAGGTATTGTTGCTAATGGATCATCATCATTAGAATATATTGGAACTAATATAACTGCCGATGCAATCATATCTAGTGGTGTTATTACTAATTTAAATGTTTATGGAATGCTCAGAGATACAGAAATAATTTCAAATGGATCAGGATATACATCTGCACCAACTGTTACGTTTTCTGGCGGAAATGGTATTTCGGCAACTGGACTTGCGGTTTTGCAAAACGGATCTGTTACAAAAATTATAATTACAGATCCTGGAATCAATTATATTTCTGCTCCAACTATTACAATAGGAAATTTATGGACAGCATCAACTTCGGTTAATATCGGTGACCAGATTTTTTATTCAACACGTCTTTATACTGTAACTGGCGCAGGAACTACTGGCTCAACTGCACCAGTTCATCTATCTGGATCTGCATCAAATGGTACAGCTACTTTAAAATATGCAGGAATACCTGCAACAGCACTTGCATTTATAAAATATGGTTCTGGATATTCAGCATTTCCACAGACTACAATAACTGGTCCGACGGGTTCTGGTGCTTCTATTTCTTTTAGTGGTATTAAAACTGAAGCAAAACTATTACCAATATTTGCAAGTGATTCACTTGGACAAGAATGGCAAACTGTAACAGCTTATGGGGTTGGGTTAAAAATTTGGTATTCTAATAGATTATATACAGTTACTACTGCTGGAACTAGTGGAGCGATATACCCAACACATAGTTCTGGATCTACATCAAATGGTAGTTGTATTTTAAAATATGAAGGTAGTTTCGGACAGTTAATTGGCGTTCAGATAGATGATCCAGGAGTTGGTTATACATATGCTACTTTAACAGTTACAGGTACTGGATCTGGCGCAGCAGTTTCTGCAGATCTTTCTCCAGGAAATATTGATTCGCTGCAAGCAAATATTGAACTGTTGGCAGTCGATGGTAGGATTGTTAATTGTCCAATAATATCAGGTGGATATAATTATACAACTGCCACTGTTACAATAACTGGTGATGGTTCAGGTGCTACTGCAACTGCACAAATAGCAAATGGCTCAATTACTCGCCTAAATATAACTAATTATGGTTCTGGATATCGCAAGGCAACTATTACTATTAGTGGTAATGGATATGGAGCTAAAGCAAGAGCAATTATTGGACCATATGGTGGTTATGGAAAAGAAGCCCTAAATAATTTGTATGCTACAACTTTAATGTTTTACAGTAATATTTCTTTAGATAAAAATCAAGGATTTAATGTAAATAATGATTATCGTCAGGTTGGTATTATTAAATCTCCAAGACAATATAGTAATACAAATAATTTAACCTCAATTTTGGCATCAGCATGCTGGGTAATTTCTGGAATAACTAATCCTACGTTATTTCCACCAGATTCAATTATAACCAGAGTATCAGATTCTGTGAAATTTAGAATTGTAACAAATACTTCAGCAGCTCTTTTAGTTCAGTCTATAGATAATGCTATCCCAGTTATCGGTAATATATTTTCTAATTCTGGATCAGATTTATTTGTAGTTACTGCGGTATCTCCTCCAACGGTAGATAAATATTCTGGAGATTTATTGTTTATAGATAACAAAGCTGCATTTACACCAACAACCGATGAAATTGTTACACTTAGAACTGTTCTTAGGTTCTAATAAATAATAAAGAATTACTTACAGGACAAAGTTTACAATGTTAGATTTTAATACAGAACCTTATAATGATGATTTTGACGAAAATAATAAATTCTATAGAATTTTGTTTCGTCCAGGATTTGCTGTACAAGCTAGAGAATTAACTCAGCTACAAACTATACTTCAAAATCAAATTTCTCGTCAGGGTAATCACCTTTTTAAAGAAGGTTCAATGGTAATTCCTGGACAGATTTCTTTAGATACAAAATATAATTATGTAAAATTACAAATTTTTAACTCCGCTGGTGATATAACTGAATCATTCGTTCAGAATTTAGCTGGAGCTACACTTATAGGAACATCTGGTGTAACTGCAGAAGTATTAACTGTTGTGAGTGCTTCTGGTGCTGATCCAACAACTCTTTATATAAAATATACATCATCAGGAACAAATAAAACAACATCTAAATTTTCTAATGGTGAAGTTTTAACTACATCTGATTCTGCATACACTGTTACTGCATTAACAAGTAATGCTGTTGGTACTGGATCCTCTGCTACAATTGAACGTGGTGTATATTTTGTAAAAGGGTTTTTTGTTCTTTGTGATCAACAAACTATTATTTTAGACAAATACACCAATTCACCATCATATCGTGTTGGTTTAACTGTTACTGAAACAAAATTAACTCCAGAAGATACTGGATATGAACAGCTTTTAGATAATGCACAAAATTCTTTCAATTATGCAGCTCCAGGAGCACATCGTTATTTTATTGACTTAACACTAGCAAAAATTCCACTGTTAACAGATGCATTTAGTTGGGCTGCTGGATTAACAGTTGCAAAGGGAGATGTTGTTAAAAATAATGATATTTATTATCAAGTAACAGTCGCTGGTAATCTGGGTTCTTCTGCACCTAGCCATACATCTGGTTCTACTAGTAATGGCACATCAACATTACAGTTTATTGAAATATACACTGAATCAACTGACACTGATTCAGATTCTGGATTTATTGAACTTCTTTCAACAGCTGCTGGACAAGTTAAACGTGAAGTTAGTACATCTTCTTATGCTGAAATTGAAAAAACATTGGCTCGTTGTACATATGATGAATCTGGAAATTATATAACTAAACCATTTACTATTGAGGTTCGTGAATATAGAAATAATGAACGTAAACAGTGGACGCAAGGAACTTCTTATTTAATTGGTGATGTGGTTACAAATAACAGTATTACATATGTTGCTAAAAATAGTGCAACATCTGGAATAGTTCCACCGACACATACTTCTGGAATTGTCACTGATGGTACTGTAAATTGGGAATATAATATGATGCCATATTATAATCGTGGAGTTTATACCCCATCTAATTCAGAAAACATTACTGTAAATCAAGAAAACGAAGCAAAATTAGCCATTGGTTTAGAACCAGGAAAAGCCTATGTGCAGGGTTTTGAAATTCAAAAAATTGCAACTGAATATGTTACTATTGATAAAGCACGAACTTATGATCAAGT